GATAATTATGGAAATAATGATGATGACGATGATTTTGACGACTTTGATGACTTAGACGATATTGATTTATCTGCTTTAGGATTCTAAAAATTGCCGACAACTATATGTATGTCAAACTTAACAAGAGAACAAGTATTAGTAGAATACGTAAAATGTAGTCGAGATGTTGAATACGCACTTAGAACGTATTTAGAAACATATGATAACACAGTTAAAAAATATGTTCCTTTGGAACTTTTTCCTGACCAATTATCATTATTAGAAGATTACGAAAACTACAATGAGAATATAGCATTAAAGTACAGACAAGCCGGGGTATCAACAGTTACTGCGGCTTGGATGTCACGAAAACTTGTATTTGCTAGAAAAGAAACCCCTGAAAAAATCTTAATTATTGCTAATAAGTTAGACACCTCATTGGAGATGGCTAATAAAATAAAAGCATTTGTGGGTCAATGGCCTTCTTGGACAGGTGTAGATTTTGACAAAACAAAAAATTCTCAAAAACATTATAAATTAACAAATGGATGTGAGGTTAAAGCCGTTGCAACATCTAAGGATGCCTTGCGTGGATTTACCCCCACCATACTTATATTTGATGAGGCAGCCTTTATTGAGGCTGATAGTGACTTTTGGGCTGCTTGTATGGCTTCCCTGTCTACGGGTGGTAAAGTAATTGTTGTATCCACACCTAATGGTTATGATGCGATTTATTATGAGATATATGACCAAGCGTTACGTAATATGAATGATTTCAAAATTACGGAAATGTTTTGGTTTCGTGACCCACGTTATACTAAAGATTTATTTTTAGTTAAGACAGATGATGTTATTCATTATCTATTAAACAAAGAAGATTACAAACCTGACGATATTATTGATTGGGCTAAAATACCATATGAGAATAGAAATTATAAAGAATTAAGAATTATAATGGACGCTGGTTTTAAACCTTGTTCTTCTTGGTTTGAGGCGATGGTTAAAAAATTAAAATATGACAAACGTAAAGTATCTCAGGAGTTAGAATGTAACTTTTTAGGTTCGGGGGATAACGTATTTGATTCAGTTATGATGAATAAAATACGTGAAAATATGATTTTAGAACCTATCAGTAAAAGAATGGGTAATGCTCTTTGGATTTGGAAAGACCCAATTATTGGACATAAATACATTATGGGTGTTGACGTTTCTCGTGGAGATTCGGAGGATTTTAGTTCTTTTCAAATTGTTGATTTTGACACTATGGAACAAGTTGCTGAATATGTTGGAAAATTACCACCAGATACTATGGCGGAAATTTGTCACAAATGGGCGACAGTATATTCTTGTTTTGTCGTTATTGATATTACCGGTGGGATGGGGGTATCAACGGCAAGAAAGTTGCAGGAAATGAACTTTAAAGACTTATATATTGATGGTGTTGATTCCGCAAACAAATGGAAGTACGACCCAAAAGCTGCTGAAAAAATTCCTGGTATTAACTTTAACAATAAGAGGGTACAAATTATTGCATCATATGAAGAAGTTATGAGACACGGATTTAGAATATATAGTTCAAGACTATATAACGAAATGAATACGTTTATCTATATGAATGGTCGACCTGACCATCAAAAGGGTCATCACGACGATTTAATTATGTCAATTGCTATGGCAACGTATGTTGCTGAATCTTCATTCAGCAAATTAACAAAAGTTACTGAACACACTAAAGCAATGATTGACTCTTGGTCAATTAGTAATAACGATAATGTTAGAGAAGCTATCTCATTTAACCCTGTAATCCCTAACACTAATGAAAGGGTTGGTCATTTCAGTAATGGTAACATAAGTAAAGACGATTATCTAAAATACGGCTGGTTATTTGGGAATAGATAATATTTATCAAATAAACATAAATGGGTACCACCGATAGAAAAACCTCTTCTTTAAATAATAGTATTACGTTTGACGCAAATGCTGATTTGTATGCAAATGCCCCTCTTAATACAGGTGTCGGTAAATCAGGTGGTTTTGTTAACAGAAAAAAATCAGGAAAAATATTTGCCGGTTCTAGATTGGTTGTTCCGGGTCAAGATATTTTAAGTGTTAAAGTATTTGAACCTGAATTTGTAAAACGTAGAACTGTTGATGTATTTAGTGGGGCTCTTCCACCAACACCTACTCCGGAACCAACACCAACACCAACGCCTACACCACCACCAACAAGTACTCCAACACCTACGCCAACGCCTACAATGACTCCGTCACCAATTGTTGAAATTTGTTACTTGGCTACTGAAGATTATATTAGAATTACTGCAGAAAATGATGACAATTTAATTGTTGAGTGTCATCCGTTTCCAATACCGGTGCCGCCCGTGAATTACCCTACACCAACCCCCACACCGACGATGCCATAATAATATTTGATTAATCTCAACTATTTATTAAAATAAAAAAATATTTAAATTTTTCATATGGAAAACAATCAAAATAATGATTTAACAGTTTGGCAAAGGTTATCCAAAGCATTTGGACCAAACTCGTTATTGAACCAAGATTATCCCGTATATAAGTTAGACAAGAAGGAATTATTAAAAACCACATCTAAAGCCGAATACGAGAGAGAGAAATTACAGGCACAACAAACTTATTACTTAGCCAATCAATGGACTAAAATTGAGAGTAATTTATATACTCAAGCGGTATATTATGAACCAACTCGTTTAGCCTCATTTTATGATTATGAGTCTATGGAGTATACTCCTGAAATTTCGGCAGCGTTAGATATCTACGGTGAGGAATCGACAACAGTGGACCAAAATGGTTATATGTTACAGATTTATTCTGAATCAAAAAGAATAAAAAGTATCTTAACAGACTTATTCAATAATGTTTTAGATTTAAATACCAACTTACCTATGTGGACAAGAAACACTTGTAAATATGGGGATAACTTTGTGTATCTAAAATTGGATGCTGAAAAGGGTATTGTTGGGTGTATGCAATTACCAAATATTGAGATAGAACGTTTAGAACGTGGTATGGCGGCAAAAGCGGCAAATGTTGATGAACCACTTGAAAATAGAGGATTACGTTTTAAATGGAAAGTTAAAGACATGGAATTTAATTCATGGGAGATAGCTCACTTTAGATTATTGGGCGATGATAGAAAACTTCCTTATGGTACTTCTATGTTAGAAAAAGCAAGACGTATTTGGAAACAATTATTATTGTCTGAAGATGCGATGTTAATCTATAGAACTTCAAGAGCGCCTGAAAGACGGGTGTTCAAAGTTTATGTTGGTAATATGGACGATAAAGATGTTGAACCATATGTACAACGTGTGGCTAACAAATTTAAAAGAAGTCAAGTTGTTGACTCTCAAACCGGAAATGTTGATATGAGATTTAACCAAATGGCGGTTGACCAAGATTACTTTATTCCTGTTCGTGACCCTGCGGCACCAAACCCTATTGATACATTACCCGGAGCTCAAAACTTAGCTGAGATTGCGGATATTGAATATATCCAAAAGAAATTATTAACCGCTCTTCGTGTACCTAAAGCGTTTTTAGGTTTTGAAGAAGTTACTGGAGATGGTAAAAACTTATCATTAATGGACATTCGTTTTGCAAGAACAATTAATAGAATACAAAAATCAATGATTGCCGAATTAAATAAAATTGCAATTATTCATTTATTCTTATTAGGATTTGAGGATGAATTATCAAACTTTACATTAGCACTTACAAATCCATCTTCTCAAGCTGATTTATTAAAAATTGATATTTGGAAAGAGAAAATTTTATTGTATAAAGACGCTGTTGCAGCCATTGAAGGTATTGCTCCGGTATCCGTTACATGGGCTAAGAAACACGTATTAGGATTCTCTGATGAAGAAATTAAATTAGACTTACAACAACAACGTATTGAAAAAGCCGTTGGTGCTGAGTTAACAAATACCGCCACTATCATTACCCATACAGGTGTATTTGACACTATTGATAAATTATACGCAAGTAAATCCGGAACAACTGCTGTTGGTGCCGCTACTCCAGCACCACCTGCTGGCGGTGGAGCATTAGGAGGTCTTGAATCTGAATTAGGGGGTGAACCTGAACCAGGAGGAGCACCTGAACCAGGCGGAGCACCTGAAGCTGGAGGACCACCAGGTGGAGAGGCAGAATTAACTCCTGAATCAAAAACACGGGAGAATATGAACATTTTATTGGAAAGTCGTAGTTTAACTGAAGATGATTCATATATTGATTTATCTCGAGCAAGAAATTCTTTAGGTGATATAGAGAAAGAATTGAATAAAATCTTAAATGATTGATATTTATAATTAAAAAGAAAATGACAAAGTTTGGAATATTAAAATCAAAGATAGAAAACGTATTACTTGAATCGTATAAAAACGATACATTTAAAGACGAATTGAAAACATTTAAAAAACTTGTATTAGAAAATAAAAATGTTAGTAAAATTTTCTACATGTATGATGAATTAAACACTAGAAAGGGTTTGAATGATTTATACTCAAGAGAATACATCCATGAATGTATTACTCTATATGAAAATGCTGTAAATAAAATTTTACCAGCAGATTTAAAAAAATTAAATACGTGGGTTAAAAATACGAAATCAGATAATTCATATGAAAACATTGATAACCTATTTTCAACAGATGTTTTAACTATTGAATCTAGACTTAAAAGTAAAAATTTAATTTTAGAAAATTTAAAAAAAATACCGGTTATACAAACTAAAGGTATTGAACTTCCATTATCAACTATGGTTAGTGTGGCAAACAAAACTATTAAAAATTATATTGATGGTTTAAATGAGTCTGATAAAAAAGAAATTATTAAATTGTTATCAGAAAACGATGAAGAATTAATAGTTAAATTCAACACTCTTAAAGAAAATGTGGTAGATAAATTAAATGCAATGAAAGAGTCATCTGAAGATAATTCAGTGAAAGGTAGAATTGATGAAACACTTACAAAAGTGATATCTGAGAAGTACGACAAATTGACTTATTTTAAACTTAAAAGTTTAAAAGAAAATCTTTAATTATTATCCGAATAATATTTTAATTGAACGTGTTTAGCTTTCGCTAACACGTTTCTTTTTTTTACGGAAGGTTTAATAAATTCTTTTCTTTTATTAAGTTCAGAACTTTGACGTGTCTTAATAACTTTACTTTTATAGAGTTTTAACGCTTTCTCTATTGTTGTATTTTTATCTAATTTAATTATTAACATATTATACATATATTTCAAATTAACAAAAAATTTGACCTAACACCTATTTTCACCTATCTTTTTTAAAAATAAAAGGAAAAATATGAAAATTAATGAAAAAGGGGAAAACCTCTCAACTAAACGGTTTCAAAACCGCAAAAGTTGTTTATGGAACAGTTGATTCTGTCAACTTAAAATCACTTTACTTAAATATACAAACATGGGTTGAACCATTCTATGATTGTGATAATTGGAACAGAACAGTTTTAAACCTAAGTAGGGGAGTAAAACACTCAGTTTACGACTCTTTAAATAATAAAATTTTTGACACAAAATTCATCGTTGACTTAGATTTAAGGTCAAGCGGTTTAAATTTAGGAAAAAAATCATTTATGAATATTGAAATTAATTTTTTTATTATTGAGGAAAACTTAGATTTTAAATCAAAACAAATTAAAGATTCATTAATAAAAATAACAAATCAAATCTTTAATGATAACTTTTATAATAATAATTATTTTAAGTTTTATCTAACTAAAAAAATCAAATCCGTTGAATATCCGTTACAAACCGAAAATGTTTAATATTTATTATTAAAACATTTAAAATGAGTTTAAAAATATTACAACCGAACGAATCAGGAAAAGGTATATTAGTTGAGTATGATGCCGGGTATATTAACCCAAAGGATAATCGTAACGAAACTTTAATTAGAGAATCTAACGAAATGTTAGACCACTCAAAACCATTTGAATTTTATGCTGTATTACAAAAATATGACACCCCAAATAGAAATGGTAGATTATACCCTGAACGTATATTAAAAAGAGAAGCCGAAAATTATAAGAAAATGATTAAAAAGGGTACCGCCCTATCCGAGTTAAATCACCCGGAATCATCTCTTATTGATTTAGATAGAGTTTCTCACGCAATCACCGAAGTATGGTGGGAAGGTAATGTCTTAATGGGGAAGATTAAATTATTGACATCACCGGGTTACCACGAAAGAGGTATTTGTTCAACCAAAGGAGATTTAGCAGCAAATTACTTAAGACAAGGAGTTACTTTAGGTATATCATCAAGAGGTGTTGGGTCACTTAAAAAAATTGGTGAACAAAACGAAGTACAAGATGATTTTGAATTAATTTGTTTTGACTTAGTGTCTTCACCTTCAACACCGGGAGCATACCTATTTTTAAATAAAGAGGATAAAAGTTTGTATGATGAAAACTTAGATGAAG